CTGGTGACACAGCCCAAGGCCGTCCTGCTCCGTCTGTTAAGGACATGGGCATGACAACCAGTCCTAAACAAGGCGCTGCTCCAAAGCCGGTGTTGACACAGGCTGCTGGCGTAAACACCAAGTCCCCAGTTTAAGAGAATATGGCTCGTTATTTACAAGAACATCTCAGCTTCTCACAAGCGCAGGTACAACTGCTGAGTGAGGACGCTCCTGATGGCTCTGGTAAGACTCTTTACATGCAGGGCATCTGCATTGAAGGTGACAAACGCAATGCCAACGAAAGAATATATCCGAGTCACGAAATTCGCATGGCAGTTGGCACCATTCAGGGGCAAATTGATAATGGTAACTCGGTATTGGGAGAAGTAGATCATCCAGATGATCTTAAAATTAACTTGGATCGTGTCAGCCACATGATAGAAAAAATGTGGTGTGATGGCTCGACAGGTTATGGAAAATTAAAAATATTACCTACGCCAATGGGACAACTGGTCAAAACCATGTTGGACAGCGGTGTTAAATTAGGTGTTTCAAGTCGTGGATCCGGAAATGTCGACGACCGAACAGGACATGTCAGTGACTTTGAAATCGTCACTGTAGATGTAGTTGCACAACCCAGTGCTCCAAATGCATATCCCACAGCAATTTACGAAGGACTCATGAACATGAAGTACGGACATAGATTGTTGGAAGTGGCACGTGAAGCCGGCGCGGACAACAAAGTACAAAGATACTTGACCAGCGAAGTAAAAAAGCTGATCAGAGATCTTAAAATTAGGGAGAAATAAGCATGTTAGATGCTATTAAACCGTTACTAGATAGCGATTTGATCACCGAGGAAACTCGCCAGGAGATCTCTGAAGCTTGGGAAGCCAAGATGACAGAAGCTCGTGAACAAGTTCGTGCGGAGCTTCGCGAGGAGTTTGCACAGCGCTACGAACATGACAAAACAGTGATGGTGGAAGCCCTAGATCGTATGGTTACAGATGGTCTGACCGCAGAGATCCAAGCAGTTGCAGCTGAAAAGCAAGCACTTGCTGAAGACCGCGTCAAGTTCACTGGCAAAATGAAAGAATCCGCAACGAAGTTCAACAGCTTCATGGTTTCTAAATTAGCCGAAGAAATTGGCGAACTGCGCAAAGATCGCAAGCAGCACAATGAAGGCCTCCAGAAATTGGAAGGATTTATTGTACATGCATTGGCCCGTGAGATTCAAGAATTCGCGACTGACAAACAAGATGTTGTAGAAACAAAAGTTCGTTTAGTTCGTGATGCACGTGGCCAGTTGGAATCATTGAAAAGCAGATTCATAAAAGAATCTGCAGAAAAAATGACTCAGTCTGTAAGTCGTCATCTAAAGGCCGAACTCAGCCAATTACACGAAGACATCCGAGTTGCTCGCGAGAACAATTTTGGTCGTCGTATCTTTGAAGCATATGCCAGTGAATTTGGTGCTACCCATCTCAATGAGAAAGCGGAAGTACGCAAGTTGCACGACACCATTGCGCACAAAGATGCCAAATTGTCTGAAGCCATCAAACTTATTAAGAACGCAAAAGTTCTTAACGAGTCCAAAGAGCGTGAAATACGCATGATCAAGGAATCCAATGAGCGTCAAAGCACATTAGATGACTTGCTGGCTCCCTTAAATCGGGAAAAAGCAGAAGTCATGAGTAGTTTACTCGAAAGCGTCCAAACTAGCCGTTTGAAAAACGCATTTGAAAAGTATCTTCCAGCTGTTCTAACAGACCGCTCTGTAAAAGCCTCAAAAGTGATTACAGAATCCGTGTCCACAGTCACTGGCGATAAATCTGCCCGTAGCCAATATGAAGATGAAACTGCTGACCACAGCAATGTAATCGACATCAAGCGTTTGGCAGGGTTGAATTAATTTTAAAGGAGACATTAAATGTCACAACAATTATTAGAAGGTCGCTGGGACGAGACCAAGGAAGCACTGCTTGAAGGTCTAAACGGTTCAAAGCGCAGCAGCATGAACGTTATTCTTGAGAATACACGCAAGTATTTGAAAGAGAACGCTAGTGCTGGTAGCACAGGATCTGGTAACATTGCCACACTAAACCGTGTGATTCTGCCAGTTATCCGTCGTGTTATGCCAACAGTTATTGCTAACGAGTTGGTTGGCGTTCAGCCAATGACAGGTCCAGTTGGTCAGATCCACACCCTGCGTGTGCGTTACGCCAGTGCATTGACAGACAACTCAGCGGCTGGCACAAGCGTTGCAGCTGGCCAAGAAGCACTGAGCCCGTTCACAATTGCCACAGCTTATTCATCAAGCCCGGCTGCTGCTGCCAACGCAGGCACAACTACCACCAACTACCAGGGCGCCAGCACAGCATCCATGGAAGGCAACGGCGGTAAGACTGTGTCTGTACAGATCTTGAAACAGGCTGTTGAAGCTAAAACTCGTAAGTTGCAAGCTCGCTGGACATTTGAATCTGCACAAGACGCACAGGCCATGCATGGCATTGACGTTGAAGCAGAAATCATGGCTGCACTGGCACAAGAGATCACAGCTGAGATTGACCAAGAGATTTTACTGAGTCTGAGCAGTTTGGCTGCCACTGAGTACACATACAACCAAGCTACTGTATCTGGTACTGCTACATTCGTTGGTGATGAACACGCTGCTCTAGCTGTTCTGATCAACCGTGTGGCCAACCTGATTGCTCAGCGTACACGTCGTGGCGCTGGTAACTGGGCTGTTGTTAGTCCAGCCAGCTTGACAGTGCTGCAAAGTGCTACTACCAGTGCGTTTGCTCGTACTACAGAAGGCACATTCGAAGCACCTACAAACACCAAGTTTGTTGGTACATTGAACGGCGCAATGCGTGTGTTCGTCAACAGCTATGCTAACGATTCAACACCAGTGCTGGTTGGATACAAAGGTTCTAGTGAGGCTGATGCAGCCGCATTCTATTGCCCTTACATTCCGCTGATGAGCTCAGGTGTTGTGTTGGATCCAAGCACATTCGAACCAGTCGTGAGTTTTATGACTCGTTACGGGTTTGTCGAGCTCACCAATACTGCTTCATCTTTCGGTAACGCTGCCGACTACGTGGGCGAGATTGCCGTTCAAAACTTGTCTTTCTCCTAATCAGAGATTGTTTGTTTTATTCATCTCAGGGATGGGAAGAAGCAGGAAAGCGCCGCAAGGCGCTTTTTTGTTGGTTAAATATGTCATGATCTCCAAAATAAAATACTCAGGCCTGTTTCCAGAACCGCATGCCAGTCCCGTTGGCTCTGCACAGGGACTTAATCAACCCAAGCCACAGCCACCAGCAGTGCCCGTGGTGTTGCAGCCGGTTAAATCTTAAACAGTTTCAAGTGTAGGTTGATTCGGTTGACCACCGCAGCCCAGTCGCCCATAGCAGGTTGACGAAACAGTCTTGCTGTGGCATACCACGGAGTATCGTCTCGGTTCAACAACCAGCGCCAGCACGGACCATAACGGTTCAGCATGATCCAAGTGGGCTTGCCCAGAGCAGCAGCCAAGTGTGCAGTGGCAGTGTCCACACTCACAACCACATCAAGATTGGAGACCAATGCAGCAGTGTCATTGAATGTGGGAAGACCGCCAGGAAAACAATGTACCCCTGCTGCCAACAATTGCGCCTGTTCCGCTGCGGTGCAGTCTGTTTGCAAGTTGTACCAGTCATACGCAGTATTGGATTGGACCAACTCCAACATGGTTTCAAATGGCATACCTTTGTGTTGATTGATCCAACTGTCACGACGTCCCGACCAGGCAAAACCCACTCGTAATTTATGTTTGGCGCCCAAATTCCTTCGCCAATCGTCAATGAGATTACGGCTGGGCTTTAAGTACTGTATCACCGAGGGCAAGTTTTCCACACGAACATTTATTCGACCCGGAATAGTCATCAAGGGAATCCAATAATCAAAGTGATCTCCGGGCGATTGCGTATAGGTCAACACTGTGACACCTTGCCCTACATCGCTGGCTTGAATCAGTGTGACCATGGCATCAGTAACTTGTATAGTCACCGTGGCACCAATGTTTTTTAAGTTTTGTACAAATCGCACAAACTGTATGATATCACCGTGTCCTTGTTCGCCTCGAACAAAAATACTTTTGCCTGTTAGATCTTCACTGTTCCAAATGGGCCAAGGATAATTGGGCAATGTGCCTTTCAAATGTTCAAAGTTGTGTCTTGCTTCGTATGCAGGCCACCCACGAGCATAGTCACCACTCATCAGATAGGCAACAGCAAGATTGAAATGGTTGGTCACTGTGGCAGGATCCAGCTGTATGGCTCGCTGGTTGAATGGAATAGCACCCTCGGGATCGCCCAGTTCTCTCAACACATTGCCGTAGTTGTTGAATGCACTGGCACTGGATCGATCTCCAACCATGGCATGCATGTACTGCTGCAGGGCCAGTTCTGGTTGGTGTTGTTCTCTAAAGGTGTTGCCCTGGGCAATGAGGAATTCTGTGTTTTGCATGGCAATATTTACACAGTATCAAGTTCAGGTTAAAAATATCATTACAGCTAAATAACATTAACACAATACTGTGTTTTATGCGGCACCAACCGCGTAGCGACTAGAACTCGCATTGGACTTCTTTAAGGAGAAATCAAAATGGGCCGTCCGCTAAAAATTCAAAAATATTCTACCAATTCTGGTATCAACTCACCGGGTGATGCTGTTGCCATTGACCAAGGTTTCAATCCATTTGCAGCACCCACTGCACTGGACACTGCCACTGTGGTGCTTCCAAGCCCGGCAACAACATTGCCATTCACCGGCGTGGTTGGCGGTATTGACAGCACTGGTGTCAGCACTTCATTTCCCATTGTTGCTGTCACTTGCAACATTGAAAACAGCTATTCTGGTTCTACTGCTGGCGCAATTATTCGTCAGAAAGGTTCCCACAAATTCCTAGTGGCAACTACCACTGGTATTGATCCTGCAAATGCTGTAGTTGGCGTTGCTCTTCTAATTGAAGCACTGGGCGATACAGACTGGCAGGCCATGGGTGCGCCATTTGGCGCCGCAGTTGGCACCCTGTTCACTGCAACAGCAGCCGCTGGCGCCAGCACAACTGGCACAGCATATGAAGTTGGTCAGTGTGTGTTGGCCAATGATGCAACTCCAGCTGCTGGTGACATGAACATCACCATGGCAGTCAACAGTGACAGTACTGCTGTGTATATCAGCAAGTTGACCAACAAGTTTGTACAAGACTTCAACGGCGGTGCTGCTGGCGGCAATGCCTACACTGGCGACGTTTGGGCATACACAGATGTAGTTGACGACATTGAATATGCAGCCAACTTCTTCACAGACGAATCTACATTTGCTAAATCTGGTGCAGAAGTTGCTACCTGGGCAGGTACTAACCAAAACAGTGATGGTACTTTAAACCTTGCACAAATTGACAAGACAACCTAATAGTTTAGTTAGGTAATTTTCAACAGCTGATCCCTGCAGTTAAATACTGTGGGGATTTTTTATGACAGTAGCATTTGTGTTGGGCAACGGCGTCAGCAGGTCTGGCCTTCCGTTGAAGCAGATTCAAAAATTGGGAAAAATTTACGGGTGCAATGCTCTTTACAGAGAGTTTGCACCTGACGTTCTTGTGGCCACAGATCGTGCAATATCTCAACGAATACAAGAAACAGGATACTCTGCTAAGAATAAATTTTATACTCGCAAGCCCATGGACGGCCTGGGCGCTTTGCGTGTACCGCAAGAATATTATGGATTCAGTTCGGGTCCAAATGCAGTGGGCATTGCAGCCTTGGATCAGCACAATAAAATTTATATCCTGGGATTTGACATGGGACCAAGTGTACACAATCAATTCAACAACATATACGAAGGCACAGAGTTTTACAAGCCATCAGGATCCTCTCCTACTTATACAGGAAATTGGGTAAAACAGCTGGCAAAAATAACAAAAGATTTTTCAAAAACCCAATTTATTCGTGTCTGCGGCAATACCACAGCACGATTGCCGGTGTTGGACAACATTGCAAATTTGTCCCATGAGGATTTAGCCACCTTTCAAATGCGGATAAATAATCAAAAGGATCTATAAATGGCTACAGTAAAAAACACCAGCGACGACTACACTATCACAGTAGCAGATGGTCTTGGCCTGTTGACCATCAACGCTGATCTTGACGTGGTTGGCAACATCACATACATTGACTCCACGGAGCTTAGAGTCACAGACCCGTTTATCACAGTGGCCTACGACAACAACGGTGCAATACAAAGCATGGGCCTGGTGGCTCAAAAATCCACCACTACCTATGCAGGCCTGCGTTTCAACACAGTGTCAGGTGATTGGGAAATTAGTCCTGCAGTTGCAGCAGACGGTGCTCCGATAACAGCATATTCAACTATAGCGTCCGGCAGCGGCACATCGCCGGGTGCTCCGGTTAATTCAGTACAGTTCAACGGAGCAGGTGCATTCACAGGCAATGCAGCATTTACCTTTGATGCAGGCAATGCCAAAGTAAACATAACAGGACAATTGGTGTTGGCCAACATAGTATCAACGCCTGCTACAACATCAAATGTGGCAGCACTGTATAACAAACAAGTTGGATCCGGCGGCACAGGCGTTTATGTCATAAGTCCCGCAGTCAACGACGAACTGGTTAGCAAAACCAAAGCAATTGTATTTGGCATTATATTTTAAGGAATCAACATGGCAATCACCAACACTCGGTTAGATAATACCAACCCAACCACTGTATTTGCAGCGTCAGGCCAACAAGCTATCACGGTAATGTATTTTTGTAACACAACTTCAACCACCTGCTTGATAGATGTGTTTGTGATCAACAGCGACGACAGCACTGGTGCTGCGTTCAGTAATATGGTATATTCGTCTCTTGAACTTACAGCAAATGAAACATATGTTATATCATTGGAAAAACTCATACTTGACAACGGTGATTTGGTCGAGGTAGAAGCCAGCGTAGCAGATTGTGTCACTGTGACAGTGAGTTCAATCGCTGTGTAACATGGGAAACTGGACAAAAAATCGTGTGTTGGAATCCGGCAGCACTTCGGTTGTCATGCCGTCTGGCAGTTCTGGGAATCGTCCACTGGACCCTACTTTTGGTCAGTTCAGATTCAATACCGACACTGCCAGTGTAGAATTTTACAACGGATCAGTCTGGGTGACATTGGCCAATGGCGGCGGCGTATCATACACTGTTGACAGTTTCGTCGGCGACGGCAGCACCACTGTGTTCACAATGTCTATCCCTGAAAGTCAGGCATCACAACTTATTGTATTTGTGGGCAGCGTCTATCAAATACCCACTACAAACTACACTGTCAACGGCAGTTTCAGCATCACATTCAGCAGTGCTCCGCCAAATGGATTACCAATCAATGTAATTCACAGCACCAGTTAACTAACTAAATACCCTATTAGGGAAAAATCAATGGCTATTAGTAAAATTGCAGGGCAGATGTTGAAAGACAATCTCGAAAGAGATGGTGCTAATCTGGCAATTTCTGACACTGTGGCCGACATTCCAGTGGTGTTTGTTGACATAGCCAACAGTCGTGTTGGAGTCAACACTGCAACTCCAGATGTGGCATTGGATGTTGTGGGAAATATACTGGCAGGAAATGTTACTGCAACATCGTTAAATTCAACAGGCACATCAAATGTTGCTGCTATAGTAGTACAAGGCAACGCCACTGTCAGCGGCAATGTTGTTGTTGGTAATATTATAATTCGGGCGACCGGTAACATCAGCGCCGGCAATGTTAATATTAATAATCTGGCAGAACCAGTGGCCAACAGTGATGCCACAACCAAATTCTATGTAGATCAAACCATAGGCAATGTAGCTGGCAATATCACTGGTAATTTAATTCCGCTTGGTACTCCATTGGACAGCAGCCTTACTATCAATGTAGCATACCCAGGATGGACCACAGCAACTTTTGTCACTGACAGTATTGATGATCTAAACCAAGTTGCGTTAAACATTGCCAATGGAACCTATGTTGGCCGTGCAGCACTGACCGGCACACCCACTGCTGGCCCCAGTCCAATGGCAGTGACCTTTACTGGAACATACATCGGAAATCCAACCAATTTCTTGTGGGACTTTGGAGATGGAAACACCAGTGCCACCGGCAATGTTGTTGCTCATACCTACAGTAATGTAACTGGCGGACAATTTGATGTAACTTTTACTGCGTTTAACTCAAACGGCACATACTCTGGCAATGCTGCACTTGGAGCAAAAGGGTCTACGTCAACTGCGACTAATCTGGATTATATCACATTGTTTACTCCGATGCCAATTGCATCCTACACAGTTAGCCCGGCTAATGCAAGCATAGATACAGGCAGCAGTATTACATTAACCAATACCAGTCAGTTTGCCACATCTTATTCGATCAACTATGGCGATGGTAATATTGTTGATCCTGGCAATAGTTTTACTACCAATAGTCACAGTTATGTGTCATCGGCAGCAAATACTGATACAATTTACTTGGCCAATTTAACAGCCATAAATCAAACAGCTGGCAACATTGGCAATGCTCCATTCAGTAATACTTCAACCAACACCACGGTCAAAGTTTTCACACAACAAAGTCCTGCGGTCACTGCCAATGTTGCAACAACCATCAACTACCTGTCTACGTCTGGCGGAGTGGTAAGTTTCCGCAACGACACACCTGGATCTCCGGGCAACACAGCCAGTTTTGGCGCTCAACAGTTGTACAACTTTCAATGGGGCGACAGCACAGCCAACAGCAACATCAATATTCAAACTGGGCTGGCCGGTAATCCCAGCGCAGCCAATATTACCCATACCTTTGCTCTTACTTCAGTGGAACAAAATGCTGCAACCACAGTGAACCGTGTGGCAAATCTTTGGTTGTACACCGGCTTTAGTACCAGCCCGTTCAAGTCCAGCAATGTGGCCATTTCTATTGAGCCTGAAGTCAGAGCCAACTTTATAGGAACCAGTAACACACAAACCGATGCCACAGGATTTACCGCCAACGCACAGGTTGGATATCTGTACACCGACTACAACAGTCTTGATCGCAGCCTGTTCAACTTTCAGAACACTACATCACCCAATGTGGCCTTCACTGGCAATGTGTTCAATTGGACCTGGGGCGA